GAAGATTTAAAAACACGCGTAGTAAAAGAACAAGCTGACCATATGCGCAGTTTTTTGAATCGCCCTATATACAAGCGTGGTAATTCAAATTATCAAGGCGCAGCAGATAGGCCATATGACTTTATAGTTATTCGATGCAATGCGTTGTTAGCCTGCGCTGATTTAGTGCGCAGTCAAGATTCAGAGAAAGCTGCGGAGCTTGATGAATTGGTTTTAGGTGACGATGGTTTACTTACTAAGTTAAAAAGACGTGATTATGTCATGTGGCATGAAACATCTTTTAGAAGTGAATCTGGTGTAATACGTGAGGTGAGTGTTAATGGATCAACTACTGGATATATCGAAGATATTAAAATGTATGGACCACCTAGCACAGATTATGATGAGGTGCGTGTGGTCATTAGTACAGCAGGTACATTTAGTCCTGGAACTGCATCAACAGTTAAGTATGATGTTTTTACTAAGGATGACACTGGATTACGCAGGCATAAATCAGTAGATGCAGAAGTAATGAATGGTGACTATCAATCACTTGCATATGGTGCGCTTATTCGTTTTCAGGCAGGTGTGTATACCGCAGCAGATGAGTGGTCTATTACATTTCAATCAGATGATGTGCAGATGGGAACTGTGCGCAGTGGACAGATTTATAGATAATGTCATCCATAAAGGTATAAGTGATGGCTATATCGTTTGAAAATGTCATCTTTGATAGAGTTATTGAAAATATAAATGATATTATTGCAAATGAATTTGGAATACAAATATTTTACGATGAACATCAAGGAAATCAAAGTTTTCTTTTGCAGCCTGTTAGTGATGAGATATTAGATACATTATCTAGTGGGCAAATACGAGAAGTGACTATATCGATACAATACGAACTAGATTTAAGTAACAAAATAAATAAAAATTCATTTAAGCAAGTAATGATGGTAACAGAAAGATTAAAAAGATTATTGTTTAATAATAACACATATAGTGTAAGTGGTACGAATCAATTTCGTAATGGCAGTGTGGAAAGTGTTGAATATGAACAAGAAGATGATAAAATCAGAAGCACTACAACATTTTCATGTCAAACATTGGAGTTAGTATGATAGTTAAGGCAAAAAAAGAGTATAAAGATTTACCAGATAATAAGAATTTTATTGCATTAGGAAAAGCAAGTACGCATTTACAATTGTTAGCAGGTATGGAATGTGAAGTGTCAAAATCTTTATTACCTTTATCAAAAGAACTATTAAAAGCATTAGAAACTAAAAAAATTAAAAGTGAGGACAAATAATGGCTAAAAGCGCACTATTTCAAACCAGCCAACAAACCAATGTCATAATAGGCACTGAAGCTACATTTGGCACAAAAGCTGCAACAGGAGCAACAAGAATACACATGCCTGTTACAAGCTATAGTTTTTCTGAGGTTGCTAATCACACATTAGCAGTTGCGCCATTTAGAGCAGGTGCAGGTGGAGCAACACAATCTACAGAAATGGTAAAAGCACAAAGACATGATAGAATGTATGAAATTACTTTGGAGTTTATGGGTTCGCCACAAGCAATTAATAGAGTTTGTTTAGCATTGTTTGGTGATGATGATGGCACAAATGCATTAATTGGTTCAATGCCCACCACAAGTAATATAAGCGGCAGCACCGCAGTTCCAGTTACTATTTATTTTGATAAAGGTAGTGCAAGCGCAGCAGATACTGCAATTTCTTTTAAAAGTTGCATGTGTTCATCGTTTACATTGTCTGGAGACATTGGTGGAAATGGTGGTGTCATTATGGGATCAGCCACATTTGTTACTGGATTTAATCCAGATAAAGCAAATATCTCATTTAGTGGAGGAACTGAAACTACAATTGCTGCGCAATCAAGCTATTTTAATATGCATGATCTTTCTGCAACTACGATTACACCTTCTGGTGGTAGCGCAGAAGATTTAGTTTTATTTTCTTTTGAGTTAAATATTGCAAGAGCAGTAAACAGAGTAGGATTTGATACTGCTGCAAATAGCTTTGTTCCATTAGGATACGTTGTAGGTGGTTATGAAGTTACTGGATCAATGACAGTCAAAAGAGATGCAGAGTCAGATTCTGCCATTACCTACGCAGATACCGCTGAACCAGTTTGTGCAGTAAGCATTACCGATGGAACATTTGCAATAGCAGCACCTAAAGCTATAATTGATCAAGCATCAATTAACTTTGATGAAGATGGATTTAAAAGTGTTATACCATTTAGATGTACTTATGACGCTGCAAATACAAGCAATACTGTAGTTTCAATATCAACAGCATAAAATTTCATCACGATCTCACGCCATTTTCATCGAAGGATGAAATATGAAAGTAAAAACAGATCATGGTACTTTTGAAGTACGTGATATAACGTTTAAAGCTCGTAGAGAGTTACATAAACTAGAAGTCAAAGCAATTACTAAAGAAGGCGAGATTAATACTGAGAAGTTCTTTGATGTATTAGACTGGGTACTAAACTTTGGTTTTAGTGATCCAGAAAAAGACCTTGGCAAGTTAGATGATAATGCTATTGACTCAGTATTGATGTCAGTATACAACGCATATAAAGAGCCAAACCCAAAAAAGTCTTAATGCACCGCGTTGCGGTTTGGATGTCATATAAACAGCAACCAAGCCGCAATCTCCAGTTTCCATACGATGCGCAGTCTCCTACTCTTAAGAAAAAGATTACTTATACAGAAGAGGTATTATGGGAAGAGATAGCAAGGCTAGTAGAAGAAAGCAAAAGTGGAAAATTTACGCTTGGTGCTGCGTTATACTACTCATTAGTGTTTTGTGCTGACTCAACATATTTCTTAACGCCTGAGACTGTTTTTGCGCTTGAGGAGTATATGTCTATGAAAAGGTTTAACTTACCATTAGCAAAAACTATAGATGACGCAGATTATCATCGCTTAGTCATCTTTTCTGCTATAGATGAAGAATTTAACGCACTCCAATCAGAAGATATAAAGAAGCAAAATGGCTGAGAAACGATTTATTATAGAAGTTCGCACAAAAGGTTTTGCGCGAGCTACAAGAGATTTTAAAAATTTAAATACGAATGGTAATCAATATGTAGAAACTACAAGACGAATGCGCAATCAAAACAAAGGATTGATCGCATCTTTAGGTTCACTGCGTAACAGAATTTTAGTGTATACCTTTGCAATTGGTGGTGCAGTTGGCAGTATGAATAAGTTTATTCAAGCTGCATCTGGCTTTGAGAATGTTAAGACTAGATTAGTTGGATTAACTGGTAGTGTTGAAGAAGCAGAGAAAGCCTTCGCTACGTTCAATCAGATTGCAGCCACTACTCCATTTCAATTACAGGATGTAGTAAACGCAGGTGCGCAGTTAGAAGCCTTTGGTGTTAATTCTCAGGCTACATTATCCTCAGTTACTGATTTGGCTGCGTTTATGGGTACAACTGCAACCGAAGCGGCAAGTGCGCTAGGTCGTGCTTTCGCAGGTGGCGCAGGTGCTGCGGACATTTTACGCGAGCGAGGCATACTCCAATTAATTAAAGATTCACAAGGAATTAAAGATTTAACAAAAATTACTTTACCTCAGTTTAGGCAAGCATTATTAAGTGCTATGGTTGATCCAGTAGCAGGTATTCAAGGAAGTAGTAAACGACTATCACAAACATTTACTGGTGCAGTGTCCAACATGAACGATGCAATCACTAGGTTTGCAGCGCGTATTGGATCGTTAATGCTACCATCATTAATAAAAGCAGCAAACTCAACGAGAGAGTTTTTTAATAGTTTAGACTTACAACGCCTTGCGCAGTTAGCTACTTCTATAACGGCAGCAACTGTTGCTTTTGTTGGTATTAGAAATGCAATTGTAATTACCGAAACAGTATCAAAAGCATATGCAGCAACTTTAGTATTGCTAAAAACAAGAACAATATCATTAACTACTGCAACAGCGTTATTATCTGGTAAATTTGCTTTGTTAGCTACAATTGCAGTAGCAATTTTTGGTGGTAAAGTATTAGATGATCTTTTAAAAGCTAATAATGCTTTTAGTTCTTTAAATACAACTACACAAACATTAACAAATAGCACACAGCAACTTACCAATACAACGCAGCAATACATCAATACTTTAGGTAATCAAACCATTAATTTGGGCATGAATGCAGATGCAAAAGATAGAATTAATAAAATACTAGCTGATACAGTATTACTAACTATGCAGAATAATGACGTAGATGAAAAACGTATTCGGATTGCACAAACTATCTTTCAAGCAGAGCAAAGTTTAAGTGAAGCTATGAAAGGTAAACTAATTTTCGATCGTGAAGCAGCAGTTCTTGGTGAAGTAAGAATTGATATGGCAGAAGGCTTAACAGCGGCAGAACATCAAGAAGCAGAAGCAATACAAAGACTGATAATAGCAAGAGTGCAAGCAATTAATAATGGTAAAGAAATGGTTTCTGTTTCTAATCAATTATCAGGCGCAATCAGTGGTTTAGGTAATGCGATGAATATTATGAGTGAAGAAACAGATAACGCTGGTCAAAGAATGCAACAATTTATTCGAGTTGCTGGAGCGTTACTATCTATTGCAGGTGGTCCTGTGGGTGCTGCTGGATCAGTTCTAAGTGCTGTAGGTTCACTACCTATCGGTCACACTGGTGGTTTAATTGGTAATAATAGTATTCAACGCTTTGCAACTGGTGGTATGGTCCAAGGTCAAGATAACGTACCTATACTTGCGCAGGCAGGTGAGTTTATCATGCAACGCAGCGCAGTGCAAAACATAGGTGTGCAGAATCTAGCCGATATGAACAGAACTGGTAGCGCAGGTGGTGTGACTGTAAATATCCAAGGCAATATGATTGGTAATGATGAATTTGTACGTGACAATTTAATTCCACAGTTAAAACAAGTTTCTGATCAAAATCTAGCGTAATGTCTCTTACCAACGCACCAAGTGTATCTAATATAAATGAAAACTGGTTATTTCAGTTTACGGCTGATAATGATAAATGCTTAGAATTTGATGGTAGTAATGATTTTATAGATTTTGGTAATGTATTTGATGATATTGTACCTATTGTAGATTTTAGCATAGAGTTTTGGATAAAGCCAGATTCTGTATCATTTAGTGGAAATAGAGGACTTGTAGTACGTTCAGTTAGCGATACTCCTAACGAAGCAGAAGTTACTAACACTAATTTTCAAGTGTTTCAAAATAGCGCACAAATTTTAGTTCTATATGAATTTGATACTGGATCAAATGTTTCCTTTACAACTTCTAATGTCAATTTATCAGCTAACACTTGGCAACACATTGCAGTAGTAAGAAGCGCAACAACAGATAATATTAAAGTTTTTAAAAATGGAGTTTTAACAGATACTTTATCTAGTAGTGACTCAGATGAAGATCCTACTGGTGCTACAGATGATAATATTCCATTATATATTGGAACAAATGCAGCTAAATCTGTTTTTTATGATGGTGAATTAGCTCATATAAGAATATGGAGTGTCGCAAGAAATGATGACGAAATAGCATTTAGTTATAACCGATACGTTGATAATACTGCTTTTGGATTAATTGGATATTGGAAGTTAG